TAGACATTGAGATCAGTTACGAAGTAGCCAACTTCATCAAAGAAACATTTATTCAGCAGCATGGATTGCGAGAAATGGCATTGATCCCCAACAAAACAGCCGGGGTGGACGAAGACATGGCGCCCGGTGAAGTCAAGTTTGAATCAGTGGACCAAATTGTAGTGGATCAAATCACAAACATTGATTCAGAATTCTACGACAATAAGTTGTTGTTGAAAATTTATCAAAACTTATGATTTACTGTGTTTGGTATCCGTCGGGAGGGTTTGGCAACTTTGTAAATTCTGTTCTGAACTTATACGGGCATGGGTTTAAAAGACCAAACAAACAGCCCAAATTTTCCAAAGACGGTAACAGTCACTTGCAGGAGTTAATGGCACCCACTTACTGGATGGACCCGGATGAATATCAATTTGATTTTGATCCAACACTCAATTACAGTTTGTTAGTGGACAATGGTATCAACAATGAAGGCAAAAGATTTAAACAATTCTTCCCCGATGCCACTGTTATCAAAATATGCTACAGCAATTTTACTTGGCCAGTGATTGCAAACACAATGATAGTCAAGGCAAAATGTTCAACCATTGAGCAGGATTTGTTGTCAGATCTAGCAAACTGGGACAGCGAAGAACCTTGGGTTCAACGAGAAAAATACTTTTTGTTTCTTAGAGACTCGCCGCTGAGATTCAAATGGAAACCCAGCAATGCCGAATCAGCATTGATGATTGATGATTTGTTAAACTATCAAACATTCAAACAAAAACTCAACATAGGCCTAGATGAGTTTGAATCTTACTGGAACAGTTGGAGAACAGTCAACGATGTGTATATTAGACCCGTGTTGCAGGCACAACAATTTTTATCCGGGCAGCAAGATTGTATAACTGACATCTGGACTCAGGCCGTTGTGTATTATCAAATTTGGTGTCAGCACGGTGTTGAGGTGCCGCACAATGATTTTTTGAATTTTTTTGTTGATTCGACTCATTGCAAAAAATGGATCAACAGCATCAAATGAAATTATTAACCATCAGCGATGGGTTTGGAGACAGTGCGATTGGCCCTGTTTGGTATTGTGACTTTATCAAATGGCCTGAAATAATCAAGCTCATGACCAAAGGCACCCAACTAACGAACTTATCTAGATACGGTGCAGGCAACGAATACATTTCTCAATGTTTGAAAAATAACATGCCCGGTCACGATGCTGTGTTAATACAGTGGGCAGCGCCCAATCGATTTGATCTTGTGTTAGGGGAACATCGAGACGTTTGGCAACAACAGATTGATCTAGACCCTGTTTACAACAACAATGTGCTTGACATAAACAACGATCAGTATTGGCTGTCCAGCGGTAGTCAAAATCTAAACGTAAAAGAATATCATTCAAAGTATATTTGTCTTCAACAACATCGGTTACGGTCGCAACTTTTTGTTGACTATGCTACACTTCTATGTAGGGCACACAGTGCAAAACATGGATTTTTCTTAACCGTGGACAGCAGATACCTAGAGAATACTGTAAAGGATACATCAAACTGGTGTTGGCACGAACAGTTCAAAGGGATGGATAGTTTTAGATCGATCAGCACATATGCAGATCTTGATGCTAAACTAAATTTAGTGCAACCAATATCTTTGGTTCAGTTCGAGTTCATCAAAAAATTCATTGTTCCAAAATTTGATTTCCCTTGGCGCAACATCAGAGAAATCGATGCTGTAGAGAATATGCTGTATCGAAAATACAAAGAAGCCATAGTTAAAAGAGATGATTAACTTTAAAACACTAACTGTTCGAAATTTTATGAGTGTGGGCAATGCCACACAAGGCATCGATTTTGATCGCAGAGATCTCACACTGGTGCTGGGCGAAAATTTGGACCTAGGCGGGGACGGATCAAGAAACGGCACAGGCAAGACCACAATCATCAATGCCTTGAGCTATGCCTTGTATGGACAGGCCCTGAGCAATATTCGCAAAGACAATCTTGTGAACAAGACCAATGCCAAACACATGCTGGTGAGTTTGGATTTCAACGTGGGTGGCAAGGATTTCAAAATTGAACGTGGACGCAAACCCAATGTGCTCAAGTTCTACGTCAACAACGAAGAGCAAACTGCCACAGACGAAGCACAGGGCGACTCAAGAGAAACTCAGGATGCTATTGAACGTATTCTAGGCATGAGCCATGACATGTTCAAACACATCTTGGCCTTGAATACCTATACCGAACCGTTCTTGAGTTTGAAGGCCAACGAGCAAAGAACCATCATTGAACAGTTGTTGGGTATTACTCAACTATCAGAACGTGCTGATCGTATCAAAGAGCTGAATCGAGAAACCAAAGATGCCATCAGTCAAGAAGAATTTCGTATTCGTGCTGTGCAAGAAGCCAACAAGCGCATTGAAGAACAAATTGAAAGCTTGCGCAAACGACAGACTCTTTGGATTAAAAAACGCGACGAAGACGTAGCAAAGTTTGCACAGGCCATTGCCGACCTTGAGCACATTGACATTGAAAAAGAATTACAGTCCCATAGAGATCTTGATTCCTATCATCAGCGGCGCAAAGATCGAGAAGATGCAGAAAAATATATTCGTGCAATTGCTGCCGATGATGCCAAGCTACAGAAAACTGTGGAAAAGCTAGAGAAAGAAATTGCATCACTGGACGATCACAAGTGTTATGCCTGTGGACAAGAGCTGCATGATACCAAGCAAGACGAGATCCGAGCTGCCAAGCAAGCAGCATTGCAGGAAGCTGCACTACAGTTGCTGGCCAATGATACTCAGAGACAACAACATCAAGACACATTGCAACAACTGGGCGAACTGGGCCGAGCCCCCACAGTGTTTTATGACACACTAGAAGATGCGCTGAATCATCGCAACAGTTTGGAAAGTCTGCGCCGAAGTCTTGATGCTAGGTCTGCAGAAATTGATCCTTACGGTGAGCAGATCGAGGACATGCAGGGGCAGGCCCTGCAGGTAGTGAGCTACGACAATCTAAACGAGCTTACTAGACTACAGGAGCACCAGGACTTCTTGTTGAAATTGTTGACCAGCAAAGACAGCTTTGTGCGTAAGAAGATCATTGAACAGAACTTGAGCTATTTGAATCAACGACTCACACACTACCTGGATCGCATTGGTTTGCCACACACTGTGAAGTTCCAGAACGATTTGACTGTGAGCATCGAAGAACTGGGACGCGAACTGGACTTTGACAACTTGAGTCGAGGTGAACGAACACGTCTGATCTTGAGCATGAGCTGGGCATTCCGCGACGTGTGGGAAAGCCTGTATCATCCCATCAACCTGCTGTTCATTGACGAACTCATGGACAACGGCCTGGACACACAGGGTGTGGAAAACGGCCTAGCTCTGCTGAAGAAGATGAGCCGTGAGCGCCACAAGTCAATTTGGCTAGTGAGTCACAAAGACGAACTGGCTGGCCGTGTTGAGAACATTCTCAAAGTGGTCAAAGAAAACGGATTTACACAGTATAATACTGATGTTGACATAGCATGAAAATTTTGATTACTGGCGTGACCAGTGGCATAGGGTTGAGTTTATCCAACAAGTTGCAGACGCACCAAGTAGTGGGGCTGTCAAGGCACGAACTAGATTTATCTGATCCTGTTGCAGTGGCCGAATACAGTGTTGACTGTTACGATATGTTAATCAACTGCGCTGGCACCGGTGTGGGTGGCAAGATTGATTTTGTAAATCATTGCGACCACGATGCTGTCAAAATACTAAACGTGAACTTGATTTCGCCGATGTTGCTTTCAAAAAAAGCGTTGAAAGAAAATCCAAATTGCAAGATTGTCAACATAACCAGTACAAACAACAACAGATACTATCCAAATGATCTGGTCTACAGTTTGAGCAAGCAAGCATTAGCAGACTTTGGAGACATGTTGCGAGTTGAGTATCCTAACGTAAGTCTGTTGGAAATTAGATTGGGTCTGACCAAAACCAACTTCAACCACACTCGGTATGCAAAATATCCTGACCGATTCAGTGACATCTATCAGTATCCACATTTGCTAGCGGATCAAGCTGTAAATAAGATTGTGTCAGTATTGTTTGATCCCATTATAAAAACAATCGAGGTGAGTCCATGACTTTTCCTTGGCAATTGTATCACTGGCACTTTGAGGTAAGCGCCAAGTGCACATTGAAATGTCCGCGGTGTCCCAGAAATGATACGGCACCTGTGCCCTGGATGAACAAAGAGCTTGATTTAAATTTTTTCAAGCGTGTGTTGAGTCCTGAACTACTGAAAACACAAGTGCGTAGAATTACCATGTGTGGTGACATTGGTGATCCGATCTATGCCAGCGAGTATTTGGAAATTGTTGATTACATCAAGTCACAAAACCCAAAAATACATGTATACACCATTACCAACGGAAGTTATCGAAAAGAGTCGTGGTGGAAAGAGTTTGCCAAGCTATCCAACGAATACGATACTATAAACTTCAGTGTGGATGGCTACGACAACCAATCCAATAATCTGTATCGAGTAGGCAGCGATTGGGATTCTATCATGGCAGGTATGCGTATCATGTGCCAAGAAAGCGCAGCCCATGTTTACTGGGCATCCATAGTGTTTTCATTCAATCAAGATCATCTTGACAGTATCAAACAACAGGCAACTGATATCGGTTGCGACGGTATACAATTAACATACAGCACAAAATTTGGCAGCAAGTATGGTGATTCATACGGCGGGAGTCAAGACACACTTGAACCGCGCAAGGAATACATCAGTTCAACACATCGCTACGAACGACATTTTATACCACTATCAAACAAGCAACAACTCAATCAAGACTACCTATCTCAAAATTTAACTCAATACAACATAATCAAGCAACAACACAACAAATTTATAACTCCAATGTGTTCTATCGGAAATCGCGGAATCTATGTCAGTGCAGACGGTGTATTGCATCCTTGCAGCTGGGTTAGTTTTCCATATATTTCGCTAGGAACTGATCGAAAAACCATTGACTTCAAAGACAGCTTTCATCAAGTATACAGAGATCAACTCAATTTAAAAAAACACAGTCTAGAACAAGTTTTAAACAATCCAATTTGGGAAAAATTGTTTTCTACATTTGATGATCCCAGCAGGGCCTGGGTCGAATGTGAACAGAAGTGCAATTGTGAGTTAGTCGACCAAAACTACGCTGTTGGGTATCTGACCAACTAAGTAAAGGCACATGACATGGCTATACAACAATCAACCAGTGGAAACTCTCCCAGAAGATTGTGTGGGCTTTGTCTACTTGATTACCAACACTACAAACAATCGCAAATACATAGGCAAAAAATTAGCCAAGTTCTCAAAGACAACTCAGAAAACAGTCAAACTCAAAAACGGCAACAAACGCAAGAAAAAAATTCGCACCAAGGTGGACTCAGACTGGCGAGACTATTATGGTTCAAGCCCCGAACTCACCCGTGACGTAGAACTCCTGGGCAAAGACAATTTTCAACGAGAAATACTTTATTACTGTCGATCAAAATCAGAGTGCAGCTATATTGAAGCAAGAGAACAATTTTCCAGACGTGTATTAGAATCAGCCGACTACTACAACGGGCACATTCAGGTGCGTGTTCATGGTAGTCACATCAAAGACAAATTAAGCAGTTAAGGCCAGCACAAGCCAACATCGTGTGCCCTAGACCTGGATCTCGGATCACAGGGAGTGGAAGCCTCGCCGCGCTAGCGAGCACTCAATCACTATCCTTGACAG